GCACCATACACCTCCACCATATAAGCACGTTCACGACGCATTTTGGCAAGGGAGAAAAGAATGACTGGCATCAGTTCTCTTGCTGTACGTTTCTCGTTACCGCTGTTTTTGTCAAGATAATACTGATATGTAGCATCATCAAGGAAAACTAATGTCGTATCAATATCACCACAAGCGAGTCTCACCCTATCCACAGCACTTGTAGCGGGCGATCCGGTGTACGCCATTGCTATTCTCCTTTGTTTGTTATTCTATTGTTCAAATACACTCAACGTGTAACGTACCTAAATGAATACATTAAACGGAATATCCTTGAACAATAGCCCCTTCTGGGGCTATTGTATTTAGTCACCAATTTCAACAGTTCTCTGCAAGATTGCAGCATAAAGATCGGCAGAAATGAGTGTTTTATACTCTTCCGCCAACTCTTTAATGTACTTCTCTTTAGCCACCTTGTATGCGTTAAATGCTTCTGTTGTTGTGCTAAAATGCCCTAAATGTTTGTTTCTTCCACGGATTTTAATATATGCCTTGAACACATCTTTGTTTGTTTCTCTGCAAACCCCTACAGGGTGTTTACCGCGAGATGCCTTACAAGACGTTGACAAATTATTTAATGCTGCCGGAACAAACCTACAAAAATCCGGGCCGTAGGTTTTATTTCCTTTGACCAGCAGGTCTTTATCTAGGTGATAACCATCGCAGCCATGGAATGGTTGGTTGTGCCACCATTCAGCAAACACTTGAAAACTTAACCACTCATCTGCAATCTTACAATCTGCGTATGTTGGATATTTCTCAAGCCTGTCTGGGTGATGGCACCTCTCAATTATCCCCTGCCATGTTCTATAGCACTTAGTAGGGGAGCCACTTCTCTTAGAGACGTACTTCCCCTTTTCGTACACCCCAATACCATATACAGCCATCTTCAACTCCTCCCTTAAAACACCAGAGTAGCATACGGCTGTACTGTATGCAAGTATTAGGTAGAGCTATACAGGCGCACAATTGTAGCCGGACGGCGAGCAACTGCCAACAAGTTCATTTCCGAACGGATGATGACAGAGCCATCAATCGGGTCACGGTGAGTGAACAAGTAGCTTTCTTGACCAACCGTGTTCACATGCTGCATCGTACCAGCCGGAGAAGCATACACACCGAAAGCATCCATCGTGCCTGCTGCCACAAGGCGTGCTTCGTTAGCGGTCATAAAGGCAGTGCCACCGAAATCAGTACCACGATATTCGATGAAGCGGATGCCGCCAAACTCAAACACACGAGTACCCATCGGCAAAGCACTTTCCAGACGCTGACGCAGCGGCTCTTGAGTGGACGAGTAGTAGGTGTAGGCAGCTTGCACCTTGGCGTGTTTAATCAGGTTGCTGAAGAAACCCGGAGAACAGAAAGCAACGAAGCCAGTAGCCACTTCACCGCCTGCTTGCAGGTTATCAATGATGTGGGCAATACCTTCTTCCACTTTACCCATGATGTCGGTAGTGGCAGTGCCAAACACGAAATCAATTTCCTTACGGGTGATACCAAACTCAGTGTAGAAGTTGGTAGACACAGAACCGTTAGGCGCATAAATCGTACCATCAGCCAGCAACTGAGCAAATGCCTTCTCTTTCAGTTGCATGTGCGACATGCGGATACGTTCGATCTTACGAGCCAGAGCCAAGCCTTCTTGTTCAGCTTGGTCAACAGTACCGTAAGCAGAGCGAGACTGAATATCTTCCGGCTTCAGTACGTCATCCAGCGGGAAGTGAGGCACGTTGAAGGAATACAGCTTACGCACATAATCCTTAGAAACGTTGTTACGTTCACCACGAATCCGGTCAACCATAACAGCGCCAGACTTGGTGATTTGTTCCATACTCACTACCGGGGTGGTGATACCTTCGGTAGTCGGGAAGATACCCGATTGAGTGATAATACCCCACTGATTCGGAATCAGGTTGATTTCCGGTGTGCGGTCGATGATTTGAAAAGCGTCAGTATATGATCTTACCACGGCCATTATCTTATCTCCTTGTTATTAGATTTGAGCTTCAGCGATAATGCCGACAGCAGCCATTTGAGCGTACACAGCATTCTTCTCTGCGGCGGTGTCAACAGAAGCACCCAAGGTGAGGGCATTCTTAGCAACCAGAGCAGGGCCACGCTCAAGAATCAACACAGTGGTGTCGGTAGTAGCAGACACAGCAGTGTCAATACCCAGACCAAGCGAAGTTCCGATGTACATACCAGCAAAAGCAGCAGAGCCGTCAGATGCAGTGTTTTCCAGAATCTTGTACTTTTCAGTACCAGTCACGGTGATAGTGAAGGTGTCACCAACAACGAAGTCAGTAGAACCGTCAGCCAGCGTGAAGGCCAAGCCGTTGCCAACGAAAGCCGAAGCCACATTACCAGTACCAATGACAGAGCCACTAGAGTTCAGCAGTTCAAATGCACCAGCGTTGCTGGAAGCAACAGTGACACGCAGGATATACTGACCAATCTTTGCATGAGCAGAGACAGTGATAGTACCCATAGTGCCGTTGCCAGTATTATCACCACCAGCCACAGCAGCAGCAGAACCACTGACCAGAGTCTTACCCAGAATAGTGCCGGGGGTGTAGGTCTTAGCACCAGATTCGTAAGCGGTTACAGCCTTGCGGCAAAAACCCATTTCACGCTCAAACTCATACTTCAGGACATTACCCAAGCGTGCAGTTTCGGTTGCCAGAAGAGCAGCCATATTCATTCTCCTTTTGTGTTATTGTAATTACTGCTTCTTAGCAGCATATTTGGCCTTCAGAATGGCCGCAGCTTTATCTTCCTCAACCGGCTCAGACTCTGCACCAGTGATTCCCTTTTCGGCAAAAGCCTTTTCCTCATCAACAGCTTTGGATTGCAGCGAAGCAACAACCGTAGCAAAAGCCTTGTCATCCAGAGTAGCCAGCGACACATGCAGAGCAGCGGCTTGATCATGGTCAACGACAGCTTGCAGGGCAGTCAGGCGCTTGTCAGAAGCTTCCTTAGCAGCGGCAGCTTGCATCTGAGCAATTTGTTCTTGAGCAGCAGCTACAGTCTTTTGCAGTTCAGCGGCTTGAGCTTGTGCAGCTTCAAACGCATCATTCTGTGCAGCAAGAGCAGCAACCAGTTCGCTATTCTTTGCTACAGTAGCTTCAAACTCAGCTTGCAGCGAAGCAACAGCTTCTTGTTCAATGACATCAGTAGTCATGTTTTTATTTTCCCCTTTAGATTTGAAAGAGAATCGCATAGGTTTCTCCACTAGGTCAGCTAGATAGTTACTAAAATCTTCTCGTGTCATCACCTTATCAGCGAACCCAAGTTTGATAGCGTCTTGCGCCAGCAGCACTTTGGCTTGAGTAGATTTAACAACACCTACGTCGATTCCCCGCATATCCGCAACATACTGTGTAAACTGCTGATATAGAGCATCGACTTTATATTGGATGTCAGACAAGAAATCTTCCCTGAAACTGCCATCCTCTTTGAAAGGAATCTTACTGTCGCCAGCATAAATATAAGTGTCTTCAACACCTGCATTATTCATGGCCTTGTTCATATTCCTAAGCTTTACAACAACACCAACACTCCCTAATTCAGCATCAGGGTTTGCAATGATTTCATGTGCAGCAACAGACAAACCAAAAGCAGCGGAAGCACTCAACCCGTCAACGTATGCGACTAATTGAACACCACGTTCATCGGCTTTCTTGCGAAGATAGCGACCTGTTTCCGTCATTCCGTAGGCCATTCCCCCCGGACTATCCACATCCATTACAATCGTTTTAGCGCCCATGCTGCACAGCTTATCGAAGTCATCCACAATCTGTTGATACGAACTATTCTGTTCGCCACAAATTGCTTCATATTCAATATATGTCAGCGGGCCACTAACACTTAAAACACCAACTTGTGTTTCAGCTACGTATTGTAGGACTCGTTCTTTTGGTTTCTTTTCCAACTGTACTGCAAGCTCTGCATGATTATTACGATCATCCAGATAAGTAAACACTCGCTCAAGAGATGCTGGAAGCATCAAATGAGGGGTGTTGTATAGGATGCTTGTCAACCTTAACAACTTCCCCATTATTGTAGTTCTCCTTTATCTCTATGCCTTGTTATCAGCATTCATAGCGCTGTTATCTTCAGCAGCTACTTCGTCTGAAGTGCCGTTGCCAGAACCTTTCTCAAGTCCGTCGCCGCTTCTTGATGTTGGCTTACCAAGCAGAATATTCAGTTCTTCTTGATCCATGTCATCTTCCACTTCTCCCGGCAAGCCAAGGATTTCAGCAATGTAGTTTACATTCTCTGGTGTAGGTGCAATCAGTCCAACGGCCTTGATACGCTGAATAGCTTTACTAAACCCTTCAAGGTCAATCTCATCCAAATCACCATAAACAAACTTAGGCATTTCTGTATCACGCCAACCATTCATTTTATACAGCCACGGAATAAGATCATTATTCAGGACATCTTGGATTTCTTTGAGACGGGCTTCAATGCCCATTGCCAGCATGTTACTCTTACTGTCAGCCAAACTATAACTACCAACAGCATCTTGCCCGAGCTTGAGTAGATCACTATGAAGTGCTGTGAGGATTTTGTTATCCCATCTGGTAATAGCTGCTGCGATGTGTTGAGCCGTTGTATTGTCTACAGACAGAAGCTGGAAATCAAACATCTTGTTTCGCCCTTCATCATACATGAGAGGCATCACAATACCTGTTTGCTCATTCATTTGAAGGTTGCGAACCATGTTCTGATAATAAAGATATACCTTGCGGTCGCTCTCACTGGCATCGTCAGCCATGTACTTCGGATGCAGCCATACAATCGGAACACCGTTAATGTTCTTGCTGTAGCCAACAGCTTCAATCTCTTCCAATTCCTTACGGAAACGATAGGCAATGTAACAATTAGACAAAGGGCTAACCCCTTCTGGATTATCCTTAGTTGTGTCAGCACGGAACAACATGAATCGGTCACGGTCAATGTAGATTGGAGAGCCTGCATTGACGTAGCGAACATATCCATTCTGATTCAGGACAGTTTGTTCAAGACCAATCAAGTCTCTGCCGTCTTCACTAAACACCCACTTGGTAATACTATCTTGACTACGTGGAGCAAGCTTTCTTAACCCTACAAATCCATCATTGTATTTGCTGCCGTTAGCGTAGCGCCTCCGGCGCGGTACTTTCTCAATGACAGCATAACCAAACGTCAAGTAGCTAACCACTTCCTTAATGAATTGGAACCAACTTCCTTCCATGTCGTGCATGACAGATTCAATGTATTCAGCACGAAGCTTCTGTTGGTCTGTTGCATCCTCACAGGCTTCTACGTCCCATTTGACACGGCTAATCATTAACTCATAGGCTTTAATGGCAGCAGAGATAGTAGTGTCCTTACGCATCTCTTTGTATGTCTTAATACAATCTGGCCAACGTAATTCACGCCTTGCTTCTTCATATATAATCCCGCTACTCACTTTCAAACCACTTGTACCAATCTCACTCATTTTCATCCGAGGGATTGGCACACCAGAATCACTGATTAATTGAGTGAAATCTTCTAGCTCTTCTTCAGCCATAAGGCTTCTCTCCTTTAATTAAGCAAAACCAAATCGTGAAGTGGATGTTGATTCTGGTAGAGTGAATGTTGGAATGTTGATACCGGAGGCTAACATTGCGAAAGCGTCTGCTGCTGCGTCTACTTGCAAAATCTTCACAATAAGTCGCTACACTTATTGCCGGGAGGCATTAATAATGCTCCACTGCTATACGTCGCCGCATAGATGAGGTCATATCTTCACCACCATTAGTGGGCTTACCGTTTCGCTTCGCTTGAAGCTACTCTACTCTGTTCCTGCTGAAAAGACTCCAGCAGCCATTTCGATGACCGTCACACGATCCCTTATTAAAAGGGCTTCGCTCGGTATTGTCTCAATGAGATGTCCACCGAATTAGATAAGTTTATAGACAACCAGTTTGTTAATCGTCTTTTACACGCCTACTTCCATCAAACGCTTCTAATTCTTCAATGAATGCGTCATTCCATTCACCAGCAACAATCTTCACATTCCCGCTTTCACAAGCTGCACAGAATGGTGCAAAGCGTTGTACTTTGGATTTGGATGTGTGTTTTGATTTAGCGTAGAATCCACGTTCAGCTAAGTCACGGATAAGTGTGGAAGCATATTGTTTTCCACTACTTCCGGGGTCTTGAGGTATGACAATTAAGGAATCTTCCCCATCCTCTCTAGCAGTCCCTAACATCCTCTCAAAGACTTCACCATGTCTGGCACGAAACCTTACTACATCTTCAATGTAATATGTTCCATATTTATCTTTGGAGATTTTGACACCGGCAGTCCAGTCAGGATTTGGCATAAGCTCTGATGGAAGAGAGCCACTAATATCCCATGCCCG